ATCAAGAACCGTGACCTCTACGACCTCATCAGACAGGGCACCGCCGCACGACAGCAACCGCTGATATTTTGTATCACGACAAATGGTTTTGTCCGTGGCGGTATCTTCGATGCACAGTACGAGTATTCAAAGAACATCCTTGAAGGCAAGGCCACGAACCCGCGCTTCCTTCCGCTCATCTACGAACTTGATTCACCGGATGAGTGGGACAAGCCCGAAATGTGGATTAAGGCAAATCCCGGACTTGGAACCATCAAGAAAAGGGAGAAGCTTGAAGAGGCTGTTCAGAAAGCGAAAGACGACCCGACGTACAAGCCGACCGTAATGGTCAAGGATTTCAATATACCGCAGACGTCGGAGTCGGCATGGCTCCGCTTCGAAGAGCTAAACAACGAGACCAAGTTCGAGGACATCCTCGGTGATTATAGATTCGACTACGGCATAGGCGGATTCGATGCGGCGGACTCCACAGACCTGAACGCGGCAAAGCTCGTGTTCATGCGTCCGGATGATAACCACATATACGTCCGCTCTATGTACTGGATACCTGAAGAGGTGCTGAAGAAGCAAGACCTCGCCGGCGACCGCGTCGGCAGGGACGCCGTTCCGTATCAGCTGTGGATAGACCAAGGCTATATGAGGACGCACCCAGGCAACCGCGTAGACAAGAAAGTCTTTCTCGAGTGGTTCAAGGAAATGCGCGACGTCGAGGACTACTACACCACGTTCATAGGGTATGACCCGTGGCATATAGACGACACTCTCCTCCGCGAGTTCAAGGCGGAGTTCGGCGAGGCGTCAATGATACCGGTCCGCCAGGGCGTGATAACACTGTCCGAACCGATGAAGAACTTGGCAGCCGACTTCAAAAGCGGCCTTGTGATATACAATAACAATCCGATTGACAAGTGGTGTCTCATCAACACCGAAGTCAAAACGGACGTGAACGGCAACATACAACCAAAGAAAGGACAAGACCAGCGAAAACGCATAGACGGGACCGCGGCCCTCCTGGATGCCTATGTTGTCCTTCAAGATAAAATGGGAAACTATATCAACCTTAACAAAGGAGCAAACGAATGAGCCTTTTTTCAAGACTGTTCCCAAAGACTTCCGTAGCGCTTGCGACGGCAGGATACTTTGAGACACTGACAAGCTATCAGCCGCGATTCACTTCATTCAACGGCGGCATTTACGAGGCGAGCATGTGCAGAGCAGCAATTCACGCTTACGCTTCGCACTGCTCCAAATTGGACTTGCAGACATCAGGTGCCGCAGGATCCAAGATTCAGAAAATCTTAAACAAGCCGAACGCATGGCAGACAACATCACAGTTCCTCTACCAGCTCGCGACGGTCCTTGAGTGCGACAACACTGCATTCATCTTCCCAGAGCTTGATAAAACCGGAGAGTCAATCATCGCGCTGCACGTAGTCAGACCTTCATGCGCCGAGGTGGTTAGAATGCCAAACGGCGAGGCGTGGCTCAAGGTGCGTTTCGCGCACGGCAAGACGGCTGTAGTTGAGTTCTCTCGCGTCGGAATCCTCACGAAGTTCCAGTACGCGAATGAGTTCTTCGGCACCGCTGATAATGCGCTGTATCCAACGCTCCAACTCATCCACACACAGAACGAGGGCATTATGGAGGGCGTTAAGAACGGCGCCACAATACGCTTCATGGCGAAGCTCGCTCAGGCGTTAAAGTCAGATGATATCGCGAAAGAAAGAGAACGCTTCGTATCTCAAAACCTTAGCCTGGAGAACTCCGGCGGAGTAATGATGTACGACGCAAAATACTCGGATGTAAAGCAGATCGAGTCAAAGCCGTTCACAGTCGGAGACGAGCAGATGAAGCTCATCAACGAGAACGTATACGACTTCTTTGGAATTAACAAGGAAATCATTCAAAACAAGTACACCGACGAGCAGTGGAACGCGTATTACGAGGGCAAGATTGAGCCTTTCGCCGTTCAGCTCTCACAGGTGCTTACTTCGCTGTTCTACACCGAGCATCAGAAAGCGTTCGACAATTACATTTTCGCGAGCACGAATCGATTGCAATACGCAAGCGTGTCGACCAAGCTCCAGGCAGTAACGCAGCTCTTTGACCGCGGCATGTTAACCACGAACCAAGGCTGCGATGTATTCCAGCTTCCGCACGTGGAAGACGGCGACAAGCGATACATCCGCAAAGAGTATGCGGAAATTGATAAACTCAACGAGGCTCAGGGCCTCGCTTTAGGGGAAGGAGAAAACAATGAGTAAAGAAATTCGCAGCTTTGACTTTGAAGTCAGAGCGAATCAGAACGAAGAACGCGGCCACTTCTTAGACGGTCGACCAATAGTGTACAACGCAGTCACTAATATGCGCTGGTACGACGAACTGATTGACGAAGGAGCTCTCGACGAAACGGACCTCCGCGACGTCAAGTTCCTTATTAACCACAACACCGACATGATTCCGCTTGCAAGGTCCCGCAACAACAATGCGAACTCGACAATGCAGCTCTCACCGGATAAAGAGGGCATGAAAATCAGAGTGGACCTCGATACGGAAAATAATGCCGAAGCAAAGAGCCTGTACTCCGCAGCTGAAAGGAAAGACATCTCAGGGATGTCATTTATGTTCACTGTGGATGCGGATAAATGGGAAAACCTCGAAAGCGATCATCCGACACGTCATATCGTGAAGATTGGGAAGCTCTTCGAAGTTTCCGCTGTAACTTGGCCGGCTTACGAACAGACCACGCTCGAAGCTCGCTCCGGAGCACTGGATAGTGCGAAGGAAGCACTGGAGAGTGCGAGAGCAGAAGCGAGAGCTCGTGAAGAGGCAAGAGCCAAGAGAATCAAACGACTCAAAATGAAATGTGAGGTATAGACATGAACGAAAGATTAAAAGAAATCGAAATGAGATTCGCAGAAATCAGAGCGGAACTCGACAACGAAAACGCAGACGTTGATGCCCTTGAAAAGGAAATCAACGAGCTCACCGAAGAGAGAGCTGCAATCCTGGCAAAGGCTGAAAAGAGAGCAGCGCTCGAAAAAGAAGTTATCGCACGTGGCGTCCCTATGGACGTAGTAAACAAGGAACTCAGAAAGGAAGAACCACAGATGCCAGTAGAAATCCGTGACACAGCCGAATACAGAAGCGGCTTTTTGAAGACCCTCCAGGGCAACCCACTCACAGAAGCAGAGCAGAGAGCCATGGACGTAGCTAACAGCCCGGGCGCAATCCCGACTCAGACCGCGAACGAAATCGTGAAGAAGATGCTCGAAGTAGCTCCGCTGCTCACCGAAATCACTCTGTTCCACGTAGCCGGCGCTCTCTCAATTGGCACCGACCTCGACAGAAGCAGCGCTTACGTCCACACTCCGGGTGCAGAAATCACCGCATCCTCAGACACTATCGCTCAGGTAACACTTGGCGGATATGAGTTCTTCAAGCTCATCCCTATTTCCAAGTCCATGAAGAGCATGTCTGTTGATGAGTTCGAATCCTGGCTCGTTGAGATGCTCTACGAGGATGTTGCGCTTCAGATCGAAAACTCCATCATCAACGGCACCGGCACCAACGAGCCAAGCGGAATCGAGTCCATCACTTGGACCGCATCCGTAAACCTCATCAGCACAACTGCATCCATCTCCTACGACGATGTATGCGACCTGATGACAATGCCTGTAAAGGGACTCCGCAAGGGTGCAAAGTTCCTCTGCAACAGCACTTTCGTATATCAGCAGCTGGCGAAGATTAAGGACAACAACAAGCAGCCTATCTTCGTTCGTAGCATGGTTGAGGGTGTTTCCGATCGTCTCATGGGCAAGGAAGTTCTCGTTTCCGACGAATGTGCAGACGACACACTCTACTTCGGTCAGATGAAGAAGATCTACGGCAATCTGCCATCCGACGTAGATGTTGAGAGCTCCGAGCACAGCTCGTTCCGCAAGGGCCTCATCGACTACAGAGGCGGCGCAGTATTCGACTGCAAGGTAACTGCACCGAGAGCATTCGGAAAGTTCAAGAAGAACTAAACGCTGGCGCGTTATAGTTAACCCGAGAGGGAGCCTACCCAACAAGGCTCCCTCTTGTTGTTGGGAGGTTAGAATGAAAAATAAGATTTTATTGGGAATGCCTTGCATGGGCTCAATTCCATACGAAACAGTTCAGTGCCTCACTCAAACGAGGAACTGCGACATACATTTAGAGGCCCTTTCGCTTGTGGATATCGCACGCGAAAGAATCTGCGACCTCGCTATTGCCAACAAATACGAATACTTGCTGTTCGTAGATAGCGATATGGTATGGACGAACCGGCACATAGAGAAGCTCCTCGCAGCCGACAAAGAGATTGTGACCGGGCTCGCTTTTATGCGTAAGCCTCCGTACTTCCCTTGTGTATTCAAGACGATGAGACTCGGAGAAGCCGGAGAAAAACTTGAGAAGCTCCTCGATGAGACAATGTGGGAAGATGGCCTTCAAGAGATTGAAGGCTGCGGACTTGCTTTTTGCCTCATCCGCGTGGAGACCTTAAAGGATATACGTAAGTATAATACAA